GGAGATTGGTCTCAATCTCCGCTTCTTTGAGCATCGCGGTACCCTCCTCTTCTTTGAGTCGCCCTGAATAGCTAATCCCAATATCTTCAAAACGAACTGATGAAAGAGATAATGTTAACTTTATAATTTCATCAATAGAATAGTCTATTTGTCCTCCCCGCGGAAACAATGTCTCTTTTACTTTCTTAAAATATTCAATGATTTTTTCTTCTAATCCTTGTAAAGTATATTGTGTATCTCGTTCATAGAATATTCCTATTCTAGCTAGGAATAAAGTACTTGAGTTAACTTGACTTTGAGTAAACTCCATCTATTATAATTAAATATAAAAATTTGATTTAACATTTATTTTTTTTTATTAATAATAAAAAAATAATAATAAAATGTATTTGCTAATTACTGAATCTCCTGCGAAAGCAAAGAAGATTCAAGGATTCTTATCCAATCAATACAAAGTTAAATCTTCCTGTGGTCATATCGTTGATTTAGAAAAGAAGAAGTTATCAATTGATGTCGACAATGATTTTAAACCCACTTACAAAGTTACCCATGATAAAAAAGATGTTGTGAAAATGTTAAAAGAAAATGCTAAGGGATGTCATGTCATCTTTGCTGCCGACGATGATCGTGAAGGAGAAGCAATCGCATGGCACACAGCAAATGTTCTAAAAACCGACATTACAAAGAATAATAGGATCATTTTCCGTGAGATTTCTAAGAAAGCTATTTTGAAAGCCTTGGAAACACCGATAAAAATCAATATGGATGAAGTGAACGCACAACAAGCACGGAGAATTATTGATCGATTAATCGGATTTAAATTGTCGCCGTGCCTGTGGAAGCACATTAAATCTAGTGAGTCAGGATTATCAGCCGGGAGAGTTCAAAGTGCATTATTAAATCTTGTAGAAGGGAGAGAAAACTATATCAATGATTATGAACCAGAATATAATTTAGATATTAATGGTTCTTTCGATGGTTTAGAAGAAACTGAATTTATCTTTACCGAAGATGTTGAAATTGATGATGATTTAATAAAAGATTTATTCAAAAAATTCTCAATTGATAGGAAGTTTAATGTTTACGATAGTTCATTAAAAAAAGAGAAGTCATATCCTAAAAAACCATTCATCACATCTACATTACAGCAAGCCGCACAAAATGAATTAGGATTCCCTGTAAAGATGACAATGGACACAGCACAAAGGTTATATGAAGGTGGTCACATTACTTATATGAGAACCGATTCAACATTCATTTCCGAAGATTTTCAAAAAACCCTCAATGATCATATTGAAAATAAATATGGGAAAGATTTCTATCAAAAATCAAAGGAGAAGAAAGTCAAAGGAGCACAAGAAGCACACGAAGCCATCCGTCCAACGAACCTTGATACGATTCCAGATGTTGAAGAAGTCCAAATGAAACTTTACAATTTCATTAAAAAGCGAACAATTACATCCCACATGAAACCAGCTGAGTATGATGTTTTCAGGATTAAAATGAAAAATGATTTATTACTAAAAGAAGATATAGGATATTTCACTGCGAAGAATAAAGTCCTAACATTCCCAGGATATTTACTTTACGGAAAAAACAAAGATGAATTTTTAAAGGATGATTTTACGGATAATGATTTTAAAAAAGAATATTTATTAAAATCATGTCTTAGTTCAGGGAAAGATGGTTTAAAACCACAACACTATAATGAATCTGGGATCGTTAAACTTCTAGAAGAAACCGGGATTGGGAGACCATCAACGTATGCTACGATTATTTCAACATTAGATAATCGTAAATATACTGTGAAAGAAAATATTGTAATGGGAGACAGAGAAGAAGATAGAATTGTATTAAATGAAGACGATACAATTGAAGAATCAACTGAAGTGATTAAAGGATCCGTATCTAAACAACGGATCCTTATTACACCCTTAGGAAAAAAGGTTCTGAAATATTTACAGGAACACTTCGCAAATATTTTAGATAAAACATTTACAACGATGGTAGAACAAGATTTGGATTTGGTCGCTAAAGGAGAAGCCGATTATATTGAAATTATTAGGAAAGTTTATTCCTCATTTATTGATAGTGTTGACCGTCAAATGAATCTAAAAGTTGAACGAGTTGATCTCAGGCTGCTAGGTGAAAAGAGTTCTAAAAAAATTTATTTAGGGGTTGGTAAGTATGGTCCATATTTACAACTCGTAAATAAGGATGAGAAAAAGAAGAATTCTAGTATCCAGAAATATTTAGAATTAATAAAAAAGGATGAGAAAGATGTATGCCTTGAAGATGCTGTTCAATTCTTAAAATATCCTAAAAATATTAATGAGGATATTTTAATTCATATTGGACCTTATGGTTACTATATGAAATGTAAAGGTAGGAATTATAAGATCAATCAATCTGGGGACTATACAGAAGAATATTGTTCAGGGATTCTAAGGAAATAATTATAAAATTTGTTCTTCATAATTATTTAAACTCGATTGATTCATGAATTTTAAATTTCCATTATATTTTAACGTAAAATCACTTGGTCTTAAAATACTCCAGTCTGTATCAGGGTCCAATAAACCACATTGAGTGTAAATATAACCAATTAACGCACTGCACCAGAAACGACTTGTTTTTTGTGGTTCTTTGTCTTTTCTTTCAATCCCTTCAATCCAATCTACAATATCAACATCATATATTTTATTATGAACAACATTGTGGACTTTTTTAAGATTTTCACAAGAAAATAATGATTCTGAACAATCAACTCTTCTTATATAAATTGATCCTTCTTTTTTATAACTATCATATTTTTCATGAAAAGGTGTGATTTGGACGCCGAACTTTTTTTTATTATCTTGAGGGTCAGGAGTTCCTTCATAACCAGATTCCCAAATATAATATCCTTTTAACCCAGGATCAATAAAATCAGGGTCTTTTAAAACCATTCCTATATGGGAAATATTACTTTTTGTTACTTTTTTAATTAAATATGAAATGAAACCAGATCCATAATAATTTTCACAATCAAATAATAATAAATCTCCCGTTTTTAGATTGTATTTACTCATTATATTATTATTATAAAAAAAAACAAAAATACAACCTTTCAACCATCTCATCCCTTCATCCGCATATAAACACTATGATTATATTTCCTTGTGTGAATCATTATTTCTTTCATAATATCATAATCCAAGTATTGTAATGATGAATCATAACCTGGACGTGTATTCATACTCTTTGACAACGCTAGGTTTTGTAAAGCATTTTGTAAATCCGTGTGTTCTTTTATCGTTCTTACAATATCTCTATGACCATTCTTTGAAGCCCACATTAATGGAGACTTACCATATTTATCTACAATATTTGGATCAGCAGCGCGGTCTAATAATAATTCAACAATTTCTCTATGACCATCCATTGAAGACCACATTAATACTGTATGACCAGAATTATCTACAATATTTGGATCACTCCCACGATCTAACAATAATTCAACAATTTCTCTATGACCATTAATTGACGCCCATATTAATGCTGTCCTACCATATATATCTGTAATATTTTGATCAGTCACACGATCTAACAATAATTCTACAATGTCCATATGACCATTCTTTGAAACCAACATTAATGGTGTCATACCATATATACCTCCATATCTATCTATATTTGGATCAACACCATGATCTAACAATAATTCTATAATATCTCGATAACCATTAACCAACGCATATCTGAATTCTCTACCATTTTTATCTACAATATTTACATCAGCATCAGGATCTGATAATAATTTTATTAAATTGTCTGTTCTTATTAATTTTTCTATTACACTCATTCTATATATTATTACTCATTTTTGTAAAATTAAAAAATAAAAAAAATCAAATTTATTAATTGACCCTTTCTTATATACTTTCATCCACTAAAAAAGTTAGTATTCTCCCCAATGTTATGACTTGTGTATTCTCTTATTCATCATATCAACAATACATTCATTTAATACTAAAGGATATTTAAATTCACTTATTATTAAACTATAGATAAAAAATACCAAAACAACCTTTCATCCTTTTACCCTTCATACGCATATGGACACTATGATTATATATCCTTGTGTGAATCATTATTTCTTTCATAATATCATAATCTAAGTATTCTAAGGGTGAATCATATGAAAGCGAAACCATACTCTTAGCCAACGCTAGGTTTTGTAAAGCATTTTGTAAAGCCATATTTCCTTTGATTAATTTAACAATATCTGTATGGCCTTTTTCAGAAGCGTGAATTAATGCTGTTTTACCACCTTTATTTGTAATATTTGGATCAGCACCCTTATCTAATAATAATTCTACAATATCAGTATGACCAATTTCAGAAGTATGGATTAATGCTGTTGCACCATGCCATGTAATATTTGGATCAGCACCATGATCTAATAATAATTCAACCACTTCTATACGACCCTCACGCGAAGCATACATTAATGCTGTATATCCCTCATTATCTACAATATATAAATCAGCACCCTTATCTAACAATATTTCTACAATTTCTATATTACCACGAAGTGAAGCAAACATTAATTCTGTCCTACCAAACATATTTTTAATATTAGGATCCGTACCCTTATCTAATAATATTTCTACAATATCTGTATGGTCCTTGGCTGAAGCATAATTTAATGCAGTTAAATAATAGTTATCTACAATATTTGGTTTAGCATTACGATTTAACAATAATTCTACAATATTTCTACGACCTTTAATTGAAGCACGTATTAATGCTGTTTTGCCTGATTCATCTTTAATATTTATATTAAAACAACTATTAAATAATATTCTTAATTTTCCGATTCCACTCATTGTATACATATTCTATATTTAAAATCAAATGTTTTATCCTTACACCCTATCATTCATCATATCAACAATACATTCATTTAATACTAAAAGACTTAGAATTCACTCATTATTAAAATATAGATAAAAGTTTAAAAAATTTAAATAATTTAAAAAGAATAGTATATAAAATGAATAATATTATGAATTCTGAACTTCAACAGATCCCAGAGGGAGAAATACAATTTTTTAAAGAACGCGTTTCACGTTGGTTAAATGTTGATTCACAGATAGTTGATTTACAAAATCAAATTAAAGATCTTAAAAAAGTAAGGGACAAAGAATTAGAACCGGAAATTACTAAATTTATGACAACTCATAAAGTTTCTGATTTAAATACAGACTCAGGTAAGCTGAGGTGCCAAGAAAAAAAAACAAAGAAAGGATTAAATAAAGATAATATAAGGACAAATTTATCACAATATCTCAGTGATAAAGAAAAACTCGACGAAGCAATGAATAAAATTTTGACAGAAAGAGAGGTAACGATTAGTTATAAATTAAAGAAGATGAAGAATAATAAGTGAGTAATAATTTTTTAATAAGTGAAACAATAAAAATGTAATATATATATTATTATAATGGTGCGGGAAAGTGCACGAAGAAAACGGATTAAAAGAACTTTGAATAGAAAAAGAATGAGTATAAAGAAGCTAAATAGAAGAAAAAAATTTAGAAGAGATAAAAGGACCAAAACAACGAAAAGGAAAAAAACGAAAAGAAGAAGGGTGGGTCTTAAACATAAAAAATACATTAAAGGGGTAAAAGGCGGTTCTAGTTACGAGAAGATTAAAGAAGTTTCTGAACTCGCCCCCTTACCTATTATTGATTTCAAGGATATAACAATTATAAAGACATTAGTTGAAGATAAAGTGACAAAGATAATGAGAGTTACTTACAATGGGAAAACTTATGTATATAAAAAATGTATAAAATATAGTTTTACAGATGAATCCACAGATGAATTAGAAAAATTTTATGCTGAAAAATATAAAGAAATGATGATCGAAGAATCTAGAATATTACATATATTGGGGACTAATCCAAATATAATTAATATTCATTTCTTAGTAGTAAGTAATGGTATATATGTTGGATATTTGATGGAGGATTTAGATGATAATTGGACTACGTTAAATAAAATTTGTTTTACAGATATATCAAACGATAATTTTAAAAAAATATGTGAAGGATTTATTAATGCGTTAAAATATATGAACTCTTTGGGTTTGTCTATATCTAAAATTGAACATCCAGATAATGTAATGGTTAATATAATAAATTATAATATAAAACTAATTGATTTAGATGGAATAGGAATATTTTCATATTATTCATTGAGTAATATTAATAATGAAAAAGAAGAAGCAACATATATTTTTGAAACAAGTAGAAAAGAAGCAGGTGTTAGTGATGAAATAACTGACAAGTGTGAAGAATATGTTAGTGAGTTATCAACCTTATTAGATGGTATAACAAGTATCGATCAATCACCCAATCAAAATTATATTAATTTTATATTCGAAAAAATAAAACAAATTAAAGTTATAGTAACGGATAAAGCAAACGAATATAATTATTCTGAAGAATCCCAGAGTAAACTCCTCTCTGATGGATTATTAGATTCATTTATTGAATAATCTTTTTTTTTTTAAAAAAATCTATTTTATAGTATTATGGAACAATACATTGTTCGTAAAATAACAAAGAGAACTGAGAATAAAAAAAAATTCCACCATAAATTCTACGATAAAAAGGGTTTAGAATTAACAGATAAAAGTTTAATAAAAAAAGCATTGGAAGGCTTGTATATCCCTCCTGCGTATGATAATGTTAAAATTGATTTAAATCGTAAGCACAAAGTCCATGCGATTGGTTATGATGATAAATTTAGACCCCAATATATTTACAATAAAAAGTATATTGAACAACAAAGTGAAAAGAAATTTGATCATATGGTGAAATTCGGTAAGAAGTTTAAAACAATTTTAAAAAAGATTAATGAAGATTTGTTTTCCCCAAAAGATTCTAAAGAAAAACAAATTGCGATGATTTTGAAATTAATTATGGAATGTCATTTCCGTGTTGGGAATGAAAGATATTCTAAAAAAAATAATTCATATGGAACAACTACATTAGAAACGAAACATATTAAGGTTAAGAAGAATGCGGTTGAGATTGATTTTATCGGGAAGAAAAAGGTTAGAAATGTATGTACGGTGAGAAATAAAAAGATTGTGAAAGTTTTAAAAGAAAAGAAAAGAACTTTAAATAAAGATGATAAAGTATTTACTTATCGTTCAGGAAATAATTATCATTGCGTTCAAGCATGTGATGTCAATAAATATTTAAAACAATTTGGAAAATTCACAACAAAGAATTTTAGAACATGGGGAGCGAATGTGGAATTAATTGTTCAACTTATAAAACATTCAGATGATTGTAAACCAGACACAAAAAAGAAAATACAAAGTATCCTAAAAGAATCTGTAAAAAAAGTAGCTAAGAAGTTGCATAATACACCTGCTGTGTGTAAAAGTAATTATTTAGATCCTGAATTAATAAAATTCTTCAC